GCCGGTTGAAATCGTTCCGCCGATGCTGCCTCAGGTGGAGCCGCCGCTCGTCAATGCGGAAACTCCTGTCGCCGCTGCTGACGAACAGCCGGTTGTTTCGGATGCTCCGGAGGCATGATTACAATCGAACTTACCACTGAGCAGGCCAATCAACTCCTCCAACTCATCGACATCGCTATCAAAGCTGGCGGTTTCCAGAATGCAAAAGTAGGAGTTCCATTGGCCGACCTCATCATCGCAGCCGCACAGCCTAAACCAGAGCAATGAACACCGATACCAACAGTAGCAGCGGACTTGGACTTTCACTTGCAACCGCCGCTACTGCTGGTGCGGTATCACTGCTTCCTCAGTTAACAGAGTGGTTCCGATTCGGGGCCGCTCTGTTGGCGTTTATAGCCGCAGCAATCGGACTCTACAAAGCCCTCAAGAAATGAACTGGAAAACTACTCTCGCAGGTGTCGGCTCCATCCTCGTTGCCGTTGGTGGCGCACTCAAAGCCCTCTTCGACGGCGATCCCAACACCAACATGGACATCGCAGCCACCATCGCTGCCATCACCGTTGGTGTCGGACTCATCATGGCCAAGGACGCTGAGAAGAAGAAGGCTGAATGAACGTCATCGAGCAAATCGTATCAGCCATTCTCAAGTGGCTGGTATGGCTTGCGAAAACACCCTACACCGCAGAGGATGCAAAACCCGATCCAGAACTCAAAAAGAAGCTACTGGATCGCATTGCTGATTCTGAGCGCAAGCTGCTCAACAAGAGTGGTGATGGTGCCCCACGGTGAGCCTATACGCCTCGCTGAGGACGTAAAAGCTCGCGTCTGGGTCAAAGATGCCCAGGGCAATCCAACCAAGTCTCAAAACCGCGTGACAATTCACGAGGGATGGTACGCACTACCGAAGGAATAGTATGGGAACATCACTTACAGGAAATACGGTCGCATCGACCTACACTGGCCTACTCAAGACCACCGACAACACGGTCCTGAACTCAAGCCTCCGAACCATCACCGATGGTAACGGAAACGATTCCTCGCTCCAAATCTCGACCGCAGCAGTCAACAGCGTTGGAAACTTCTCGGTAGCCACCAACAAGTTCACGGTCGCATCGGCCAGCGGCAACACATCTATCGCCGGTACACTTGGTGTCGCGGGAGCTGCAAATCTAACCTCAACTCTTACCGCTCAATCAGTAAGCTGTAGCGGAAACCTTACATCGACTGCTGGAAATCTGGTTTTGTACGGAAACATTGTTCAAAGCCAACCAGCAGCCACAAGCACACTTGCTGGAAACTTAACCATTGATGGAACAACCACTCTAAATGGTAATGTAATTTTCAATTCTGGAATTCAGTTTATTGGCACTACCACATTCAGTGCTATCAATGTTAATGGAGCGGCAGTGTTTAGCAGCACCATTACTGCAAGTGGTACAATTTTTACAACCGCAAATCTTACCGCTTCAGGTAATCTTACTATTGCTGGAAATGCTGCATTAAACGGAAACACCACAATAGGAAATGCGGGAGGTGATCTGCTTACTATTAATTCCGCAAATGTAACCGTTCCCGGTGTACCGGCAAAAACAGTACCGGTATCAGCAGATAGTGTGTTGATTGTTGATTCAGCGGATTCAAATAAGGTTAAGCAATCTCCAGCGAGTGCATTCTTGGCAACGCTGTTTCCGCAATCCAATTCCACGCTTCTTAATACAAATACAAGCATAACGTCATCCTCTACAAGTTTTGGAACTGAGATTGTTGGGCTTAGAACTTCTATCACTCCAAGATCTGCTTCTTCAAAGGTGCTTGTAACCATAATGATCAATTATGGAGCAAACACTGGAGCATCAAAGTTGGCCAGCTTCAGGCTTACTCGTAACGGAACTGAAATTGGGCAAACCGCCAGCGGAACTGGATCATCTCTTGATGGTATTGCTCCATGTGTCTTCACTGATGGTGGAGATCAAATCAATAATACATTCATTCAGTTCTGGGATTCTCCTGCTTCTGCTTCTGCGGTTGAGTATAGGATTTACGCATATAACAAAGGAGCAGCAACTGCAACTTTGTACATCAATTATAGCTCAAACGACAATGCTGGTGGTCCTGCGGCTGATCGCTGCCGCTGTTCTTCCAACATGGTTCTTCAGGAATACTTCGCCTAATGAAACCATCTGAAGTAGCACAAGCGGCTTGCGACAAGCTGTCGTTCACAGACTCGGCCACGCTCGCGTTGGCCAAGAAGTTCTGCATCCGCCGCTACTCCATGATATGGGATTCGTGCCTGTGGAACGATACCCTGGGAGTTACCTCCATTCCGATCACTGACGGTGATGAGATCAACACGATCAGCACCTTCATCACAAGCACCTACTCGTCGAACACTGGGTACAACATGTACATGGACTTCCCGGTGGCAGTGAAGTTCACGGTTGATGGGGATACCGATGGTATCGAGATCCCGTCCGCTGAGTGGGTATCGTTCTTCCAGCTCGATCCAAACACTTGGAACAACGTCGATGGGCGCAAGTCCACTCCCAACAACTTCGTGAACTGGGTCCGAAACATGGACCCCGCTTACGGACTTGCCGGTGTTCCCAAGATCAAGCTCATCCCCGTTCCCAACGTCAATGGAACGCTCTTCATCCTTGGTAAGAAGCAGTCGCAGATGCGCCAGTTCGGTGAGGCTCAGACCATCACCAATGACAGCAACTTCGAGCTGCACGGTGTGGAGAATGCATTGATGGCCTACACCGAAGGCGATCTTCTCGAATACTCTCGGCAGTACGGTAAGGCCCAAGCCAAGTTCCAAGAGGGTGCTGCTCAGGTGTCCATTATGAAAGACATGGAACGCGGTCAGCAGCAGCAGATCAGCCGCATCATTCCTGACAGCCTCTACGACTACACCTTTCAGGACATCACCTAATGCCATTCCAATCCTCAGACGCACTCGACGACCAGATGCTTCTGGATGGAAGCAATGGGTTCAGCACTGGTGTCATTTCAGCTACTCGTCCCGATGCGATTCCGGCTACCAGCGTCGAGTGGGCCATCAACATGGACTACGATGATTTTGGAAATCTCGTAAGTCGATTCGGAACCACATCCATCGTTGGCAACAGCAGTTCGCTGAATTGGGAAAGCACCACTACAAACTGGGAGTCCACGACCAGCTACTATCTGTCGAACCTGCCAAATAACTGCACGGTTTACTCCGGGTTTTACTTCGATACAGCAGCTTCTGAGAAACTTATTGTTGCCCTGCTAAATCCATCTACATCAATCAAGCAACTCTGGGTTACTGATCTTTCATCCAATTACTCTGCTATAAGCGGAGCAACGCTGAACGCTGCCGCAAAGTTCGTTTACTTCGCTCAGCTCAATGACAAGCTGTTCTATTCTGACGGTTACGGAACGCTGAAGTACATCACCAGCACCAACACGAATTCATCGATCACGGCTGGCAAAGTTACGCGCATCGATGTCATCAATCAGGGTTCCAATCTTTCCACTGTTCCTGCGGTAACTATCTCGGCTCCTCCGAGCGGCGTTACGGCTACGGCCACAGCTATCTGCGGACTCGATGGAAACGTGCTTTCGATCACCATTGATAATCCTGGAAGCGGATACACAACTGCTCCAACTGTAAGCATTTCTGGTGGCGGTGGAGCGCATGCGATCGCCTTTGTATCGCTCACTCCTCCAAACAAGCCGATCTATCTCACGACGCACATGCAACGGTTGTTCTGTGCTTCTGGAGATACATCTGTTCCTCCCGATACTCTCTACTTCTCGGACTTGCTCGATGGCGAAGCATGGGACCCGCTTGGTTCCGTTCGTGTTGGCGGAGATGGAGACCCGATCACCGGAATCTATTCATGGTTTGGATACAAGTTGCTCATCTTTAAGGAACGCTCGCTCTGGAGCATAGATGCTGATCCTACGCAAGATCCTGCGGATTGGGTCATCTCGATCATATCGGGCAATATCGGATGCGCCTCGCACCGTTCCATCGCTTCTGTTGGGCCTGATGTATTCTTCCTGTCGCGCGACGGAATCCGATCACTCTCGCAGATCCAAGCCGGTACTCAGACCAGCACCGGACTCGCGTTATCTGCTCCCATATCCGACATCATCAGCCGCATCGACAAAGCTCAGTACGCGCTCTGCGACGGTGTGTACTGGAACAACCGGTACATGCTCTCGGTTCCCCTGATTCCAGACGGAGGAACTTCGCAGACCACCAACAATGCTGTCATCGTGTACCATGCACTGGCTCGCTCTTGGTTGGGTTATTGGGACAACTGGGAGGTGAACGACTTCGTTTCCACCAACTTCTCGGCTCGCGGACCCATCCTCATGTTTGCTGGCCAAGTGATGAGCCTCGGAACTGGAGCTGGTCAGGTATGGGCATTCAACGATTACCTTCCAGCAAGCCGGTTTGATCCGCCCAATCAGATGGCTTACTACGATGGTGGATCGGTATTCATATCGAGCGTAACCACGAAGGCTTACAATCTCGGTGAACCAATCCCCGATAAGATTGGATACAGCATCCAGTTCGCGTTCGACAACCCGTACAACATCCCCATCGGAATCGAAGCTGCTTACTGCAAGAACATGAGCAGCTCGTTCACCGATCTTGCCACTGGGGTTACGATTCCGACTGGCACGTTCAAGGATCTCAAGGCTTACAACTTGATCAGCGCGGGACGCTGGAACACGATGCAGTTCCGAGTTCGCACAACCGCTGAATCAGGCGGTCGCCTGTCATTCCAATCCGCCATTCTCTCTGGATTCGTCGATTCTGTGCGTCCTCAGCAATGAACGCGCATCCATCTATCATCGAAGCGGCCAAGCTGCTGCGACAGCATTGGCCAACTTGTTCCACATGGAACGATGATCAGCTCCTGAACTGGATCGGAATCTTCAATAAGATGAAGCAGCTCGGAATCATCAAGAATGAAAAGGGCGAGTGCATTGGTGTCGGAGCTGTTCGTTTCCTGAACTCAATCGAGGAAGCGGAAGACATCAACAACAACTTCCCTGATGGCCACATCGCTTGGATAGAGATGGTCGTTGGAGTGGAGCCAGAAGCCGTTCAGACGCTCTGGTTGGCCATGATGACCGTCTGTTCTGATAAGGTCACCAAGGTGGGAGGATTCAGCAGAGGCGTTTCCCGTTTGTACGATTTCGACAGATACTTCAAACTGCTGATGAACCGAAGGATTTCTTATGGGTGGTAGTTACCAAGCTCCAAATATGTCCGCTGCCAATAGGGCTGCGGTGTACTCTCAGG